AGTAAATGGATTTAATACTGCTCTTAATAATTTTCCATTACATATCCAAGCATTTATTTGTACTTGGTCTAGTGGAGAACTATTATCTGGCATTTCTAAACCAATTTCTTGTGCTAGATGTGTATCTAGTGTTCCCCAGTATTCTAATACTTCGTATCTATCAACTTCAAAGTTTCCAGATGCGTTATCATATGATTGAATAATATCTTCGTAATACTCATTCATATAGTTTGAACCCATACTTAAACATTCGCCGATAGCTTCTTCGTCAAAGTAAGGTAAGTTAATTAAATTTCTTAATTGGTTTCTACTAAACTTATGTCTTTCAATAGTAAAGTTACAATCAGCAATAGATGTAGCATCTGGGTCTGGAAAAAAATCCCAACAACTTACACCTTCTATACGAGGTACTTCTTTGTTATAAGGAACATATTGTTTTCCTGCTTCCCATTTATGTACTTTCTTTAAAAAATTAAATGGCCCTTTTACAATACCAGTTCCTAATAATACTGATTCAAATATTGAATGACGTAAAACATTTATTGCATTTGAATCTAATAATTGGTCATGGATTAACTTTTCCATTCTAAGAGCAGTTTCTTTTGCAGGGTAAATTTCTGGTTGATTAGGAATACGAGCTTTGCCTTCTAATAAGTTAGCTCCTTCGTATTCAGATTGTAAACCTCCTAATTTATTTTCCATAGGTGTTGCTTCAGTTGCACCCGGTAGTAGTTCTCTACCATCACCCGGAAAACCTACAGAAGATTGCAGTTGTTCTTCACCCGGTACACCTAAATGCATTGTATCAGCAATGCCTTCTGGTACAGGAGTTGAATTAACTGTTATAGGAAATTTTTTATTAGCAAATAAAACATCAACAATTTGTCCATAAGCGGCTAAAGTTTTTGTCTTTGTTATTTTAATAAAGACTTTACTTTTTTCTGTATCTCTAAATTGTGTTGTGCTATCATATACACCTCTATAATTTTTGAACGCACGCAACCATCTACCCTCGTGGGTTAGTCTAGCTGATTTTGATTCTTGAAATTTAGATGTTATGTAACCAACAATACCCGGAGCATCCTCCGCAGGCATTGTAGATGTTTGGTCTGCACCTTGCGGTTCATCAACCATGAATTATCCTTACTCTAGTATGCTTTTTGTTTGTCTGCGTTTAAAACTGATTTGTCTAATGGTGCAGATTTAGCAGGAGATGAAGCTTCAATTAATTTGCTGTCTTCTTTTATCTCTGGTGTAAAATCTGGTTTCATTCTAGTTAATGGAGCATCTGGTCTATCTGCTTTTATTTTATCAGAACTCATTATATAGTCTTTACCATAGTTATAGTTATTATCTGGCATGTTGCCTCCTTATCATATTAATTTTTTTGAGTACCACTCTAATACCCAAAAACTGTGTCACTAGGTGTATAAGCAACTCTATCCTTTATTCTATTTAATGTAGTATTTAGGGTAGGTTGATTAGATTGTCTAGTCATAATCATATATCGTAATGCATCATATGCATGGTCGTCTGCTTTTGTATCTACATCTTCCGGATTTGTTTTTGATGTAGGTATACTTGACAGTGTTCTTATTAAATTTGTACAAGTACTAAATATTTTTAATTTAGGTTCTGCTGTTCTAGGGTCTATCTGTAATCTTCGATGAACTTCTACTTTACCAGAAATTCTATCTCTATCAGCAGGTAACCAACGAACACCATTGCGTATCATTGTTTCTGCTATACTAGGGCCTAAACCAACTTTATTCCAACAACTTGTATCTAAGATAGATAAAGACATTGGAGGGTCGTTTCTTTCCATTTCTAGTATCATTCTAGCTAAATCTTCACCTGTATATCCTGCCGAGTACAATTCACGATAGATATAAATATTACCATCAAAATCTACTGTACCCCATAATACACAAGATGGAGAAGCATAACCATAGTCAGCCGCTCTAAATCTTTGCCATCCCGCAGGAACTTCTACTGGTTCCATAACATGTAAATGTCTAGAGAACTCTGGAAAAGCCGCACCTTCTGCAACTTCCCAATCACCATCTAACAATCTTTTTCTTTCTACGTCTGGTAGTGAACGAAGCATAGCTTCATACTGACCATCCAACATTAAGTAAGGATTGTCTGTTAATCTAGCAGGAATAAACTTTCTTTGGAAAAGAGGTTGTCCTGCTTTCTCATGTTGTTCTGGCCATCTGTATACTTCACCAGATTCTATATCACCTGCCGCAAATGGTTCATGCGGTGGAGATGGGTCTATATACATTTTCTTTACCCACCATCCTCCTAAACCACCGGGGTTGGCTGTACACCTCATATAGGGCTTTATCTCTTGATTTGTAGTTCTTAATCGAGAGCGTAAGTATTCCCAAACATAAGGGGTGG